AGTCCAGCGTGCTGGACTTTCTTTTGCAGTCTGCCAGCGATGGCAGACTTGGCAGCATTATTTCGTCAATGTTTTAAGCAGTTCCCCACACAAAGCTGCAAATGCTGCTTTTTCTGCATTCTTAACACCCGTCCAGCGACTCACACAGAAGCGCAAGAGGGCAATTGCCCCATTCTTATTCGGTTCAGAGCTGTATGCAGTTAATGCTGTGGGGTTATTAAACAAAACCGTTTTATCTTGCGTAGACAGTAACCTGCTAATATCTGCAAACAAGGGCGCATAACGCCCATTAAGGGCCAGTTTACGGGTTTTTTCGTAAGCAACTGCTATCAATAACGCTTTTGGCGCGAATGACTGCCCCAGGGCAGTATGCCTATCTACAACCCTGCCCTTTGCCGATACTACGGACAAAACGTCGTTACCGCTCAGATAGCCCGCAGTAACGCCCTTAATTGCGATATGTTCGCCATCCGTTTTGTATAGAGCTGGAGACTCAACAGTTGCCTCAGGTGCAGGAGACTCAACAGTTGCCTCAGGTGCAGGAGACTCAACAGTTGCCTCAGGTGCAGGAGACTCAACAGTTGCCTCAGGTGCAGGAGACTCAACAGTTGCCTCAGTGGCTTCTGTCGCCACTGTCGCGTCAGTGGCTTCTGTCGCCACTGTCGCGTCGATCAAATTAGCAATTGACAATTCGGATAGTGTAGCAAATGTAGATGTAACAGCAGACATGATAATCCCTTAAAAATCGCCCTAGTTTCACCGCTAGGGCTTCGGTATGTGGTGAACTGTAACACACTTAACCCCAACAATACACATATTTCTACAAACTACAAGAAAATAATTAAAATAGTTCTACAACCTACGCCAGCACTGGCACCATTGCTATGAATAGTGTAGCGTGCATTCGGTGCCGATAATGCCGTGAAAGATGGTCATAATGTTTTGTAAGTCGTTGATTCATATAGGGATAATGACCTTATTCCCGGAAAAACAACAGTTACCAGGGCGCAAGGATAGGGTCAGCACTCACCTCCGTCCTGATGGCAGCGCTCACCTCCGTCCTGATGGCAGCGCTCACCTCCGTCCTGATGGCAGCACTCACCTCCGTCCTGATGGCAGCGCTCACCTCCGTCCTGATGGCAGCGCTCACCTCCGTCCTGATGGCAGCGCTCACCTCCGTCCTGATGGCAGCGCTCACCTCCGTCCTGATGGCAGCGCTCACCTCCGTCCTGATGGTAGCTACTGGCACCCTTGCGCACAATGGCAGTGATAAGCAGGCCGACGTATACAACCCCTGTGTTTTTATACAGTATTTCGCGGGCCTACCCTCTCAAAAAATTATTTTCAATTTTCAAATAGTTCTGCCACCCTCTCAAATTTCTGCTACACTCAACTTTCTACCAACCTCTCAAATCTACTATGAACCCCGAGCAACCCACAACCCAAGGTTTTATATTGTCTATCGGAGCAGTCTGCACTGAAGAAGATCGTAAACACAAAAGCTTTAAGACTTGGTATAGGATGCTCTATCGGTGTCACAAAGACGAAAGGTATCTACACAGAAAACCTTCCGCTGAGTGGTACACGTTCGCCAATTTCGTAAAAGACATGGGCGAACGACCAGACGGATTAACTTTAGACCGCATAGATAATGAAAAGCCCTACGGCCCTAATAATTGTCGATGGGCTACGATGCGGACACAAAATAATAACAGAGGCTCAGCGATTAAGATCGAATACAAAGGGAAAGTTATGACCCTCTCATATCTAGCAGAGCACTTACGTGTATCGCGTACATGTTTATTGGGACGCATACGAAACAACTGGCCGGAGGATACTTGGGGAGCGCCGGCAAAAGAACAGCAGACCTACACGTTTCTTTACCGAGGAAAGGCGTCCACGGTAGCTGACATCGCAACGTCGCTAAATGTGCCGTTGACCACCCTGCGTGCCCGAATAAAAGATTACCGCAGTCGGGGTTTATCCTTGAATTTTGGCGACCCTTGGCCGGAATCTCTATCATTCGCCAAAAGACTTTCCAGACTTCCTGGCAACAAAAAGCAGAGCGAAAACGGTGACGAACCTCAATGGAGGACTGCCTACCTCAAAAGGTTTTACGCCAAACACTCTCACCTAACACCTCCACCTACTCTGACAGATAGAGCGCCCTATAATCCCCCACATGACACTCCGACATGACCGCCAACAGAAACATGAACTCATCGTCACGCGCCGCCTGTTCCGGCAGCTGATGGCCCAAAAAGTCATCATTCACATATACACTACCAAACAAGCGGCAACAATCTGTCACTGCAGTACCCGGACCATGCGCCGTGCCATCGAACTAGAACGTACCCAGGACACCAACACACTATGACAAACCCATTCCTGCACCTCCCGCCACCACCCAAACCCAAACCACAGCTACTGTCCAGCCTGGACGACCTTAACTTAAAGCAGGAGCTGTTAGAAGCCTATAACAAGGCAAAACTCCTACTGTCAGATGCAGAATACGACGAATCCATACCGCTGAACCAGAAAGTACAGGCTGTAAACAGCATAGCGGCTATTCTACAAACGATTGCAAAGACACAAGAGACGCTACACAACACGCAGACGATCACAAAGATCGAAGCTGTATTGATAAACACTCTCAAAACTTACCCAGAATTGCGAGAAGCATTCCTGGAAGAGTACGAAAGGGCGTTAAATGCTTGAACATCTACGAAGAGTGCAGGACGGAGCGAGGGATGTCTACAGCCTGTCAAATCTGTCCTCCTGGATTGAGAAATATTTAAGGCTAGAAGGCCGCAAATTCGACATGTCAGGGCGCTACTCTTTCCAGAAACGCATAGTAAACGATACTTCTCGTGTGGTAAACACTATAAAATGCGCGCAGATTGGACTCACCACTGCTACGATAGCGTACTTCCTAGCCGCTATGGCGACACAACGGAAGTTTAACGTAGTTTATGCCCTTCCGAGTCAGACCGATGCGAGCAAGATTGTAACCACTAAGATAGACCCTATAATCAACGAGTCGTCACGATTACGCCAGTTAGCTGACAAGAACGTAGCGACAGTTGAGCTCAAGCAAATCGGAAATAATTTTCTCTTCTGTCGTGGCGCGAAGAGTGAGACGGCAGCCCTATCCATCAGCGCAGACTGTCTAGTGGCTGACGAGATCGACCGCTCAGACCCGGATGTGCTTAAGCAGTTTCGCTCCCGTTTGCAAGCATCAGAACTTGCTATTATCAAGCAATTTTCAACGCCCACTATTCCTGGGATAGGTATTAGCAAGGAGGCAGAAGTTTCTAAGCGGTACAGGAGCTTCGCAAAGTGCTACTGTTGCGGGCATGTGTGGTTGCCTAGCTATCACACAGATATGAAAGTACCTGGCTATACTGCAGACATTTCAGAGATCACCAGGACTAATATACAAACACTAGACTGGAAGAATGCACACTGGAACTGTCCGAACTGCGGTAAAGATCCACAGTTGCACCCATCAAGGCTAGAGTGGGTATGCGAAAATTCAGAAGAGAATTGGGAGGCTAGCACATACTACGTCAACCCCGTCACGTGCTGTGAAGTATTGCGTCCGGCGTATCTCGTAAGAACTAGCACAGAGTTCAACACCAGGAGCGAGTGGATGAATCAGGTGCTCGGGGAAACTAGCACTGAAAACAACGAGCAGGTAACTGTAGAGGATGTGAAAAATTCATTCTGCCAGTCATTAGATTCAACAGAGATGCACTACTTAGGCGCAGATATGGGCTTATTGTGTCACGTTGCGATTGGAAGACGGACGCAAGCAGGTGAACTCCTTATCGTTCACAGAGAAACAGTACCTGTGTCCAACTTTATACAGCGAAGATCAGAGTTAATGAAGCAGTATCGTATAGCTGTATCCGTTATGGACGTTTTCCCGTACACACAAACTGTTATGCAAATTTGCGACTATGACGTAAATGCCTATGGATGCACATTTTCAACGGGAAATTCACCAGAGTTGTTTACGATACAAGAGAAAGTGGCTGACGCTGATGAGGGGAAATTAAACTTACGTTTAGTGAAGGCCAATCGTACACGAGCGTTAGACGAAATACTCACACTGTTCAAAGAGAAGCGCATACTTACAGCGAGAGTGAGCGACTCAGAAGACGATAAATTCCTGTCACACGTCTTGTCAATGAAAAGGGTACAGGTGTTTGTAAAAGATGAACTACAGTTTTCTTGGAAAAAGACGAATGGAGAAGATCACATGATGTTCGCAATTATGTACCTTAATTTGGCTACACTTTTACGAGGGACTGTGGATGCTTGGGCCACTGGATCGTTGGGCTTGGTGAAGTCCTTCAAGCTGAAGCAGAAAAATTTTCAGACTGAATTCGCCTGATCTGGTATAATATCGCTGCATCTCGTCTTGAGATGCAAACGGCACCCTGAGCGCTAACTCGGGTGCCGTTCTAAGTCATCATCATTCTACCGGAAACAACAATGACCGTATTGAATTATACAACACCAGAGGGTGTATCTCCGACTATTAAGCCAAAAACCCGCATCAGATGTAAGTTAGTACAAGGCGTAGGGGTAAACGACTATGCAGAATCCATAAAACTTAACGGTAAGCTCATAAGGTCTTACGCTCTTTGGTGTGACATGTTGATGCGCTGCTACTCTGCAGATTATCACGAGAAACACCCCACCTATGCAGGGTGTTCAGTGTCAAAAGAGTGGCATTTCTTCTCTAATTTTGAAAAGTGGTTTGCTGTCAATTACGTCGAAGGCTGGCATTTAGGCAAAGATATCTTATTGCCAGGCAATAGAGTGTATAGTGCAGCCACCTGTGTATTTATTCCACAGACACTCAACAATCTGTTAGCAGACCATAGGGCTGCTCGCGGGGAGTGTCCAATGGGAGTGTGTTTCCACAAAGCCCGTCAGAAATACGTAGCAAATGTGCGCACAGGAGCAGGTCAGCGATATCTTGGCATTTTTTCAACTCCTCTTGAAGCGCATAGAGTCTATCAACTTGCGAAAGCTGACAGTATTGACGCAGCGGAAACCCACGACCCTCGAATCAGAGCTGCTCTTGATCTAAGAGTAGCGCAACTCAAGGATGATCACGCCAACGGTCGAATAACAACAAAACTCTAATCGAAGCCGGTCCACGCGGGCACAAATGTCCGCGTGGACCGGAAATTTCAACTAGAATGCCGCCTATGAGCATACGATCACGACTGTCCGAAATTTTTGGCACTGCCACGTCTGCATCGTGGAGCGAATCTCTCAGCCCCACACCGGAGGCTGCTACGCTAGCCCCTCCTCCTCTACCGAAAGCACCGTCGTCGCCGGTCGCATACCAGGGCTATCGCAAGCAGATCGCGGCATCTTCTGCCGCATTAAGAGACTCGGATCGTGGTATCTCAACCTTGGATCGACTGGTTTCAGCAAGGAATTTGTCAAATACAAAGCAGATCGTAAGACAGCTGTACCACACAAGTCCAGAGCTGTCCTCTGCCATTACTACGATGTTGCGGGTGGGCATCCCCGAGCGCTACACTTTAGTAGCGAGAAACTTAGATGGGCAGATTGATACTGCAGCTACTGGTGTGGCGCATGAATTGCTACGCAGACTCACATTTCTAGGTGCGGCGGATGGTACATTCGGTGCACAGCAGTCATTGCAGTCATTGAGTGAGCAACTAGCGCTAGAATTGCTTATTGAGGGCGCAGCCTGCTTAGAGATTGCTTTGGATAAAGCTCGTATCCCAGCGTCTTTAAATCCAATAGCCTGTTCACAGCTTCGTTTCTATGAGGAGGATAACTCCTTTCGCATAGTGCAGGTGATAGGCGGACAAGAGATAGACCTAGATTTACCCACTGTTATTTACACCAGTCTCGATCAGGATTTGCTATCGGCATACAGCTCTTCATACTTAGAGGCAGCGATTCCGCCAGTTTTGTCTGATTTGGATTTCAGTAATGACACGCGCAGGGCACTCAAGAGAGCTGTACTGCCCAGGCTTACAGCCACTATTGACGGTGAAAAGCTTAAAAAGTTGACCCCTCCCGAGATACTGGCTGATGCCGAAAAGTTCAATACTTACAAAGCCGCTCTCATAGCAGAAGTTGAGAATGTACTGAATGGCCTGTCACCAGAGGATGCTCTTGTCAGCTTCGACAGTGTGGCCTATTCTTTCATCGACGGAGGAAAAGATCCTGCAGGCATCATCGAACGTATTCAGGGAGTGCTGAATGCTAAACTCGCCAGCGGTGCTAAAACTCTCCCAGTGGTGCTCGGACATGGAGGTACATCAAATTCCTCAAGCACAGAGGCTGTACTCTATTTAAAACAAGCGAGCATCATTCGAGTAAAGTTAAATGAACTCTACTCCAGAGCACTGACTATTGCTATAAGAATTCTCGGCAATGACTGCTACTGCGAATTCACCTACGCTCCCATAGACTTGAGGCCGGAGGCTGAGTTAGAGGCGTTCCGCTCCATGGAGCAGAGCCGGGTACTAGAGCTACTGTCACTGGGCATGATCACCGATGAAGAAGCCTGTGTCCGCCTAA